TCAAGCGTGCCGCCGTTCTGTTCGATGTCGATCACGGCCTGCTGGATCTGCTCAATCGGGTCCACCGAGTCGTCGGTCCAGTAGCCGTCGCCCGCGCCGGTGAAGTTCTTCCCGAAGTTGCCCGAGACGAGCAATGCGGCGGCGCGACGCTCGCGGTCGTTCAGCAGGGTGTTCACGAGGAACGGCGCGGCGACGTCTTCTTCCCAGTTGCTGATGCCGAAGCGGTCCATCGTGGTCAACTGCGTGGTCATGATCGGCGTGGCGACCTGAAACACGGGGGCGTCGACGTCGTAGTCTTCGAGCGTTGAGAAGATACGCTGCGGCTCCTGAAACTCCACGGCGCGGAGGTCGGTCGTGCCGGGCGACACTCGGTTCTGGTTCTTCAAAACGCGGAACGCCTTGCCACGGTAGACCATCTCGCCGGGCTTGATGGCCGCGCCCGGGATCGGGGTGCGAGGGAACAGGAACTCGGCCACGTAGAGGCTCGGTTCCGTGAAGGCTGCGCGTGCAGCGATCTGGAGTGTGGGGGATGCGATTGCCATGGCGTTAGCCTCCTTATATCACGAGTGGAAGGCACCAACGCCGACAAGGGCGCGGATGATGTCGTCGTTGACGGCTCCGTCTCCCTGACGGGCGTCGGGGATGGATCGGACCTGCGAGGTCTGGTCCACGGCGGCCGCGATGAACTCGCCCGCGGTGGTCGGCTTCAGGAAGGGGCCGGTCGCGAACGTCACGGTTCCGGCGAGCTTGATGTACGCCGGGCCCGCGAGCACGACGAACACCTCTTCGCCCGCGACGACAGCGTTCGCCGCCACGCCGAGGAACACGCCGGAGGTGTCGGCCGCGACTTCGCCGGATGCGTCAGGGTAGCTGACGGCACAGCCGAAGCCGATGGAGCCGGAAGCGGTGTAGGGGGCCGCATAAGCGGTCGGGAGAATTTGTGCCTGTGCGCTTGTGGCCATGGGTTAGCCCTCCACCAGTTCGCCCTTCGAGCGGGCATCGTTGATGCGGGCCTTCGCGACTCGAAGGTGCTCCGCGTAAGAATAGCCTTTGCCGCGCGCGATCAGTTCGCGCTCGACTGCCTTCATGATGGTGTCGGCGGTCACGCGACCCGAGGCGGGCGCCTTCTCGCGGGGCGTGGTGCCTGCGATGCCCTGCATGGTCGATGCGCCGGACCAGTCGCGGAGCAGGCCGTCGACCTTGTCGCCCACCTTGCGGCGTGCCACGAAGTCGCCGACGTGGGCGGCGAGCAGGCGGCCGGAACGCACGAGCTCCTTGACCTCGCCCGCGATGACCGCTTCTTCGATGGCGCGGGCCTGCGTCACGATGTCCGCCGCCTCGGTGAGGTCGAGCAGGGTCGGAGCGGCCATCTCGCGCTTCATGTAGCCGCGAGCGTCAAGGATGCCTTCGAGGTCGGCCTCCATCATCTCGCGGCACATCTCGCGGCACATTTCGCGCATCTTCATGCGGGCGGACTCGGTCGCGAACAACGCTTCGACCACTTCGGGCGTCAATGCGTCGGGCGACACTTCAATCTCTACCGATTCGGTCGGTTCCATGGGCAGGCTCCTGAACTGTGCGCCCCGCGCTATCACGAGGCCGTCGTCATGCGCGGCAAGCCACGCGGGGGAAAGGTTGCGCTTGACGGGCATGGCCGACCGAGCCGCGATGGCGCTGGTCGACCGGCTGCCCGTGTAAGGGATGGCGCCGAACGGCAGGAAGTCGGCCGCCGTGCCGATGGCTTCAAGGAAAGGGACGTCGACGAGCGACACTTCGACGAGGAAGTCGCCGGGGATGCGCTCGCCGGTCGACAAGGTGCCGAAGCTGGAGTTCGTGGGGCTCAGGCAGTTGAACTTGCCCGAGTTGATCAGGTCTAGCCCTTCGGCGGTCCACTCGATCAGCGCCCAGACGCCGCCCGGGATGGTGCCGCCCCGGGGGATGTACACGAGATCGTAGATCGACCCGACCCGGCGCCGGTCTTCCATCGATCCGGTACCGTGAACGCCGACGTGCTGAATCTGCACCGGCAACGGTTGCGCGGGCATTCCGTAGGCTTCGGAGGCGGCGCGGAACCGGCGGAACCGGTCCACGATGCCCTGACACCACTTCGGGGTGTAGGTCGTCACAACGGACTGACCGCCCGGGCGCGGGTACTCTTCGCGCAGGCCCTCGGGAAAGAGGAACTGCCACCGCGAGCGGCCCGGGTCGATGGTGCCGGTGGTCATCATCCCAGCTTCACCACGTCGAAGGCGGCGGCGGCGGTCTTGACGAACCGGAGCACGGCGGTCTCGTTCTGGGCGACGGTGATGGCGCCGATCAAGGTCACGTTCGACCCGCCGTTCAGCGTGATGGTCTCGGCGGCGTCGGCGGTGTTCTTCACGATGACGTCGAAGCTCGACCCGATGGCCAGTGAAGGCGCGGCGGTGTTGAGCTGTGCGGCGGTCGCGGTAAGGTCGGTTCGGGCGCCACCGTTCGGGTCGCGGGCGATGTATCCGCCGAGGAGCTGCGCGGCGCTGTACGTCAGGGCGGAAGCGGTTGTGAGGGTCGTCGCCGTCGCGTTCCTGACCCCGGGGGCGGCGAGCGGGTTGGCGGCCGTGACCTGCACCGCCGTGGAGCTCGTGCGGATCGCGGTCAGGATGCGCGAGCCGAGCGGGGGGATCACGGTGTCACCGAGCAGGGTCATGCCCGCGCCTGCGGTCAGGGTCACCGTATGCGTCGCGGCGGCGATGTTCTGGATCTCGAAGACGATGGAGTCGCCGTTTTCCGCGAGCGTGTATTGATTCGCCACGCCTGCGATCAGCAGGGTAGCGGCGGGCAAGACGTCGGTTCGGCTAGCAGCGCCCGGGTCGCGAAGGATGATGCCACGGGCGATCTGCGCGGCGGTGTACGTCGCCGCCCCGGCCGTCGTCTCCGATGCGGGGGTGTTCAGGTTGTCCACGCGACGGGTCAGGGTGGGCAGGATGTCCACCCCGCCGACCACGAAGCCACGAAAAAACGATCCACTAATCCGTTCAACCTTCTCGCCCATGGCTTCCTCGCATGTTCAGGCCGTGCCATTATGGCACAAGCGGTCCGTCTATTTGTGCCAAAATGGCACACGTTGACAGAGAACGCAAGGGGGCGACTTTGTTTACGGTGTCAAGCGATAATCGTCACGACCCCGGGAGATCCGGCTTCGGGCTGCTGCCATGCGTCGATCAGGTGTTCGAGCTGCTCCACGGGGATCGCGCCCCGGTCGGAGTCGGCCCGCTCGGCGTTCACCCGGCGGGCGTGGTCGGGGGTCACTTCGAGCACCGTCACGGTCGCCACCACCTCGCGGTCGGCGGTCGCGATGGCGTGATCCACCACCGCCTGACGGCTGGTGTCGGTCAGGAGGCACGCGACGAAGTGGACCGTCTCGCCCGGGGCGGCCGCTTGCAAGGCGTCGGTCAAGGCGGAGAGCGACTCGGCACGCCCGGCGGGATCGTAGCCTTCGGGCGTCAGGACGTAAGCGTCGCGGTCGATGACCACGCCCGACTGTTCGGCCGCCCACGTCGACTTGCCCGCGCCGGGTAAGCCGACGACAAGGTTCAGGCGAACGGCAAGGGCGCCCTTTTCGCGCACCACCAGCCCGCCGGAGCCGGTCGGGTTGATCGGGCCGGGGCCGACCGTCGGCTCTTCGTATTCATACACCCACACACACTGGCACAGGTTCCGAAGGCCGCCGCTGTTCGTCACCGACTTGCATCGGGGGTTCGGGGGCGACAAGCGGCGGTAGCGGTCGGAGCCGTACTCGACTTCGGTCCCGTCGGCGTCGGCGCATACGTCGCACGTGTAGCGGTCCATGACGGCCGAGTACACGGCGCGGACGATGCGCGGGCCCTGTTCGGCGGCCGTGACCGCCCGGGTCTCGTTGACCGTCGTGGATGCGGTTTGCTCCAGCAAGCCCCCGGCGGTGTTGCCGATGCTCATGGGGGCGGCGGTCAGGATCGACGGGCGGCCACCGTTCGCGACCTGAAGGGCCGCGCCTCGAAGCTGCTCGTTGACGCGGTCGTTGACCGCCTTCGCCGCGAGGGTTGCGGCGGCTTCGACCTGTGCCGCCGATCCGGTGGCGGTGTCGGAGGTGGCGACCCACGACCGCGATCCGATCTGCGCGGCGATTTCGTCGAGCATGTCGGTCGTGGCGAACTCGCCGAGAGACCGAAGGGCGGGGAGCATGGCTTGCCGGTAGCGTTCGGCGAAACTGACGTCGAGCGCGGCGATGGCCGCCACGTCGCGACGGTCGATCAAGGGTTGCGCGGCGGCGGTGTAGGCGGCCCGATGCGCCCGCTGCTCGGCTTCGATGGCGCGGGTCATCCGGTCGACGGCGGCGGTCTTCTCGTCGGCGATCCGGTCGAAGGCGACCGCCTGCTCGACGGGGGTGAGCTCGCGCCACGTCAGGAACTCGCCCGTGCGGGTGGCCACGGCGAAGAGGGCACGCTTGGCGCGGGTGGTCGGGGCGCACTCGCCGCAATCGCACTCGGAGGCACGGCGGCCGAAGCCCGGCAAGGTGCGGGCGGTGGCGTCGGGGTCGGCGACCTGTTCGCGAGTCTGGTCGTCGGCGGCGTTCATCTGCCGGACGAGCTTCTCGGCCCATGACCGGCCCGGGTCGCCGCCCCATAGCTGCCACGCCTGCCAACCCTTGCCTTGCTCGTCCCACGTCTCGCCCTGCTGGTCGACCTCGTGGCGGTCAAAATAGGCCTTCATCCGGCGGGCGGTGTCGGGGCTGACCGTCCGGCCGTTGGCGAGATCACGGGCGCGGGCGACGCCGACCTCGGTTCCGCCACGCTGACTCGGCGGCTTCGATGCGCGGACTTCGAGCCCCCGGCGAGCGGCATCGCGAACGCCCGCCGGGGGTGTGAAGTCAATGTGTGCATACTTCTCGGGGGCGCGTGTTTGTGTGTTCGCGGCCCGCGACTGCTGCACCTGCGTCTCAAAGGCCGGGTTCTGGTCGCGGTAGTCACGGATCGCCGAGAGGGATGTGCCGACCTGTTTGGCCGCATCGCCGAAGGTCAGGCCGCCCTTGACCGCCGCAAGCCAAGCCGAAGCGACCGACTCGGTCGCCACCACGTCGGCGGCTACGTTCGCGGCCATCAGTTCCGGCCCCGTCTCTTCGCCCGCCTCGTCGGCGTCGAGCTCGTCGGCGGCGGTCGTGCCGGTTTCGGCTTCCTGCGTCACGGGCGCGGTGTCGATGGTGGTGTCGAGCGCGGTCGGGATGCCGTCGTCGTCGGCGAGCTCCACCCCGATCCAGTCGGCCATCGCCTGACCACCGAAGGCATGGAAGGCCTGCCAGAACGGGCCCTCGGTCGCCCACTCCGAGTGTCGGGTCGGGTCGCCGGTGATGCGGGCGAAGAACGATTCGACGTCGCGGAGGTCGGCCTTCGTCAACGGTTCGCCCGCCGCGATGCGCTTCGTGAGGGCGGCGTCGGCCATCGTCGGCGACCACTTCTCCACGGCGTCACGGCGTACCCTGCGACCGAGGGCGGCGTTGCGCTGTGCCGCACCCGGGGCGGGCTTGCCTTCGACCGCTTCGGGGGTTGCGGTCGGGGTGGCGATCTCTACCGGGGCGCCGGTCGGCTGCGTGACGTCGTCGGCCACTGAGGCCGTCTGGGCGTCGTCAAGGTCACCCTCGCGGCCGCGACCGTGCCAGATGACCTCGGCCTTCTCGGCGATCTCCACAAGCTCGCGGTCGGTGTACTGCGCCGACTGGACGAGGGTGCCGAACGTGGTCTGTAGGTTCAGCACCTCGGAGGCGTTGCGGGTCGCGAAGCCGGTCACGCGGAGGGTCGGATAGACGCGCAAGCCGGGGAAGTACAGGTCGCAATAGACGCGGATCAAGTTCTGCCATGCCCGCTCGACTTGACGGGCGAACACGCCAAGGCCCTTCAACCACATCTGCGACTTGACGTCGCCGAGGTTGTAGGCGCCCGCCGACTCGGTGCCAAGGCCGGAGATCGCGTCGCGGATGGCCGACCGCTTGTACTTGGCGCACATGTCGATGATGCCTTCGAGGCCGGTGTCCATCTGCATCTGCAGGAGTTCGACGTCGATGCCGTCGCCCAGTTCAAGCACGGCGTCGCTCATGTTCGCGTACTGACTCAGGGCGGCAAAGGCGGCGTCGGAGGCGGCCGCCGAGTTCGGGGCCGCGCTGTTGCGCCGGAGCACGGGCACGCCCGGGCCGAAGCGTTGCCAGTGAAGGATAGACGCCGACTGCACTTCCATCGACAGGACGTCCCACCCCCGGGCGGATCGGACGAGCGACAAGCCCTCGAAGTTGTCGCCGTCGCGGTCGATTGACAGCATGACGGTCTTGCGGATGTCGAGGAACGGCGCGAGGCCCGACTGATAGATGTTGCCGTTCGGGTTCGTTTGCTGGACACCCACGAGCTCGCCGCCAAGCGGGTCGAAGATCCACCGCATGACCGTGTTCGGCAAGCGGGGCGATAGGCCGGTGATGCGCTGCCCGATGGCGGCGGCGGGGTCCATGGCGAACTCGTAAAGGCCGAAGCCGTTGACGATGCCCGACCGCAAGAGCTGCTCGAAGGCGTCGTTGAAGTCGATCCGGCCGAACTTCAGGTCGACGTTCAGGGCTTCGGCCACCATGTCGAGCTGATCGCGGTCAACGCCGAGAAGCTCGGCCTGACGCTCGGTCAGGGACGGGGCCTGCACTTCCACCGTGGCGCCCGCCATGACGCTGACGAGGTTCGCCACGCCTTCGCGGATGACCGAGTCGGAGCGGTAGGCGGCCATGAACTGGCCCTGATCGTAGGACAGGCCACGCCCCCGGTACGGGTACAGGTCGGCGTTCAGCTCCACCGCCGGAGTGCCGCCACCGAAGGGCGTTCCGACCACGCCGGACAGGGTCGAGTAGTCGAACGGCACCGGCTCCACGCCGTCGGAGGTCGACACGGGCGACACGGCGGCGCGGGTGAACAGTTCGCGGTCGCGACTCTCCGGGGTCACCGGCCCGCCGTCAGGGCGCTGAAGCCACACCGGGGCGTCGGTCGAGTCGGCGTACTCGGGGCGGCCTTGGCGGTGGATGCTCTCCAGCAGGTCAGGGCGCCCGAGCTGCTCGGCCACCGTGCGGCGGGCGCGGGCGAGCTCTTCGCGAGGCGCCCGGGATGCGGCCGCCCGGCGTGCCTTGTCGGCGTTGACGGTCGCGGCCTTCGCCGTTCGCCATACGCGCTGAAGCTCGGCGCCCACGTCGGCCCCTTCCACGGGGCGGCCGAGCGCCTGTTCGAGAAACTCCACCACTTCCCGAGCCTGCCCGGCCGGGATCGTCTTGCGTGTCGCCATATGTCACCGCTGTTATGTGCCCGGCACTTGACGGGCTTCGGCGGCGACTATGCGTGAAAACAGGGGGCGGGGCAAGGGGCGGGGGCGCTAGACAGATGCCGGATAGTACGCCCGCTCCCACTCAGCGCGACCCGTTCCTGTGCCGACCGTGCCCCCGATGGTGCTCACTCGAATCCGAGAGCGATCCAACTGACCGCCAAAAGTGCAGGCATAGGCCGGATGTACCGGCAAGCATTGCGCCTGCAGGTAAGCGAACACGTCTTCGCCCGACCACAGCGACAAGGGTGCGCAAGTGTTCGAGCTACTGTGTCCCCATGCCGCGAATCGGCGCGATCTGGACGCCGACTCAGAAGACCTGATCCCGCTGACGTATGCCGACCCGAAGCGAGCCGACTCACGCTCGAAGCAGGCCTGACCGCCATCGTGCCGATCTCCGATCCACTTCAACTCACTAGCTTCGATCTCGTGATAGTTGGCTTCGGGATGCATTGACAGAAAAGCGTCACGCACCAGCACGTTGTCTGGGTTTTCGATGGCCCCTGCGTGGAACCATACCACTCGGATACTCGGACAGACGGCCATCGCCAAGGACGCGACACAGACCGAATCCTTGCCCCACGAGACGCCAATATACGCCATCGGGCGAGAGGCGACGAATGATGCGAGCTCATGCTTCGCCCTCTCGACCCTCTTCCGATGCCCGGGCATCGTCGCCCATCGTTCGTCCAGCGACTTCATAGCACACCAATGCCGCAGATCGGCGGCTGTATGGCGAGGCGATTCAATCAACATCCGGCCCCACGGCTTGGCAGTATCGGGAGCGATGCCAATACGGCGCTCGAATGGCCCCGTTGTGTGTCGCTCGCAGGCCATTGAATCCGCCGGGCATCCGACGCATGAGGCGGCCGTTTCGGACGAGCGACCAGTCCTCGGCGTGCAGGTCGACCGACCAGCGAAGGACGTAGCCGTGACCATGGCCTGCGAGCTTGCCGATGTGCGTCACGTCGCGCAGCAGCTCTTCGACTTCACCGGGCAAGCCAAGTGCGTACCAGACGATCTGTCGGGCGAATCGGGTCTGAATCGGCTTGTTGACCGCTTTCGCAGGCCCGACCCCGATGTCATAGGACACCGCCTTTGTCAGCCTGATGTACTGCTCGTGCGGGGGCTTGCGCCGAACATGGTCACCACTGACCAGCGTCTGCTCCGGCCATTGTGCCGCCGAAGCGCACCAGCCCCAATGCTCGCCATGGCGCCACGTCGCAAGGGGAAGCTGGAAGTCCACGGCCTCCTTGTCGGTCATCGGGGGGATCGGATTGACTTGCGACGACCGGCGCTGTGCCCGTTGCCATGCCGACCACGACAGTTGCCCGTCGATGTGTACGCCGTCTCCGATGGTGACCACCGGCTCCGACATGTGCGCCGTGATGCGCATCGCCTGCCAGTGCGGCAAGTGCCGCGTGTCTTCGGGGGTGCATCGAACGATCATTCCGACGCCTCCCGAAGAGCCGCGACGACCGCCTGCCGGTTGTCCTGCAGGTGCTGCGTGTAGGCCTTCAGTTGTGGCGATCCGGCGTCTCCGAGCGTGACCATGCCTTGCGCCTCTTCGGTGACCGTTCGGACGATCCGGTGTAGGACACCGCTGAACGTGATGCTGACCTGCCCGTTGCCCTGATTCGTCTTCGCCCCGACCGAGAAGATGTACCCCCCGTCGGAGTGAACGCCTGAGCAGGCACGACCGAGGGCCGACTGAAGGGCGCCGATCTCCAGATCGGACAGGTCGCGGTAAGACAGTTGACACCAGAATCGGGTCCCGGGCTGAATCGTCTCGAATTCATAGATCATCTGCGCCGTGTCCTTGACCTTCTCCGAGGCGCCCTTGTCGGATGCCTTGGCACTGCGCTCGCCTTCGATCAAGGCGCGCTGCTCGGTCGGTAGCAGGCGGGCGATGGACGGGTCGCGGGTCGATTCGTGTCGCGTGCCGAACTCGTCCACCCGAGTCGCGGCCGCCCGAAGGCGAAGGGCGTGCGGGTGGTCCAAAAGGGCGGCAGGCATCCGAAAACGATTCTCCTGACAGACGAGGTGCATGTTGTTCATGCGCAGCTTTGCCTGCGTCATGGTGTTTCCGGCACCGTACCCCATGACCGACAGCAAGGGGAACAGGCGCTCCAGCTCTCTCGCCTTGCTCAGGTTCACGGCGCTGCCGCCCTTCGACAAGCCGCCGCCACTGAACAAAAGATCCACCATGCCCTTCGACAGGTCGCCGTCACCGATGCCGAGGGCTTCAATGGCGTACCTTGCGCCGCCTGCCCGGATCATGTGCCGCAGTGAGTTCCCGCTGATGTAAGGCACCCGGGCCGTCGTGCCGTCCTCCATCAGGACCTCCTGCCTCCGAAGCACCTGCACGTTCCCGACCGATCCCGCCCCGTGGTGGATCGGCTCCAGTGCGACCGCAACCATGTCCATGTGTCCATCAACCCTGCTCATTGTCTTTCTCCATCAATCGGGCTCGCAACACACGGACGTCCTCATTGAGTCCGCGAGCGCGAGATTGCCATGTGTCGCGGTCTGCCTTGACCGCCTTCAACTCGTCCAGAGCGGCATAGAGCCGCGCCTCGACAGGCTGCTTCGCGGCCTTCTCGGCCGCATATTCCTCCCGCTCTGCCGTGCGACGTTCGGCCGCGAAGGCCACGATGTACGTCGACTGCCTCGCCACCAAGCGTCGGAACGCCTGCCAGACGGTCGGGTCGTCAAGCGAAGAGAGACAACTGAGCCGACGGGCGGTCGATGCGCTCAGGGTCTGGGCCTGAATCCGCTTCGCGAATCGGGTCACCATCTCCTGTGGGCTCTCGGCCGCGTCCACCGACAGCTCCAGCGCCGTCCTCGCTCGCTCCCACCAGTCCATCGGCCGGATCTTGTCGGTCGATGCGCTGGCCATCATGGCCAGCACCAGTTCCTCGGCAATTGATCGCAATGCCGCATCGTCTAGCGACTGTCCTTCGGTGTTCATCGACGTGCTCTCGTGGGGTCAATAAGAAGCAAACTAAGCTCAATAAGGGGGAACCCGACAGGCTTCGGAGCGGCTCCCAGTGCTCCTGAATAACGACGGGGCCAGCCCGAACGACGGCCGATATGGGGATCACCCCGGCGGCGATCTCCTCGCGACCGACCCCGGCCAGATACAGCGACGCGGCATGGTACAGCAGGCGGGCGAACCGTGCAGGATCGCACGCCACGCGCTGCCCCTCGAACTGCACAACCCACGCGCCCGGGCCGTTCAATGGCGCGAAGGGTAGCGTGTGCTTTTGCCCTGACTGCGCCACAGCCACGACCCACGGGGCATCGGGCGGGGCGGTCAGGATGTCGACTACCTCGCGGAGGTCGTTCTTCGCGGTCAGGTGCAGCACGTCCGACTGAAGAAACGCCTTCGGATTCGACGGGGCGGCCGGTCGATCCGCTCTCCAGACTGCCGTCCAGAGCCGAAAAGTCTCCGGCGGCTTACTGCCGAGCGACCAGACACAGGCGGCACACAGGACCGGCGACGATGGAGCTGACAGGCGATCATAATCGTTGAAGCTCGGCCCGAACACGTCGGACATCGGCAAGACGGCATCCCACTCGCCACCGCACATCGCGCAGACGTGGCCGTCTCCGGGCTTCGATGCCTTACGCATGGCCGGACGGCCGAGCGCAGCATAGATCATCTGCATGGGCGTTTGCATGGCAGACCCGCGTCGTGGTATGTGCCTATGTACCGGGCGTCGGCGGATTGCGACCGTCGACGCCCAACCTATACCAGACCGCCGAAAGGGCGTCAACGGCGCGCGGTCAAGCTCGGACGATTCGACTCCACGCGAACGCGAACGTCCCGATTCGTGGCCGCCGCCCGGGGCGTGCCGTACACCGCGACGTGACCGGCGGCGGCGGATGCGGTCAGGCGCTCGACAGCCTTCCCGATGCCCTGCAGGAGGGCGTTCGCGGCGTCGGCGTGGACGGGGCGCTCGACCGACTCGCCCCCGTGCCAGTAGGTGCGCTGATACGTGCCGATGGTCACGGTGTCGCCGTCAAGCCCGATGTAGTCGAGGTCGTCGACTAGGCTTTGCGCGCCATCGGGGGAGAGGGCGAAGCGCCCGGCGGTCATGTACTCGCGGGTCAGTTGAAGGCCGGTCAGGAGCACGGCGTCGCGGGAAGACGACTGAACGCACAGGCCCGGGTAGCGGGCTTGTAGGTGTTCGAGCAGCATCCCGCCGTAGCTGTCGAAGGTGATGCACGCCGGGCGGTGCAGCTTGACGAGCTCGTCCACCCGGGCGGCGAAGCCGGTCAGGTCGCCGAGGTAGTGCTCGGCGTGCGGCACCGATAGCAGGAGCCCGCCGTCGGGGGCGGTCATGGCGCGAAGGACGACGATGCCGCCCGGGTTCTCCTTGCCGCCTGCGTCGAGCAGCAAGGCACACGGGCCGCCGGTCTGCGGGGCCGACTGGCAGCGGGCGATCAGGTCGGCGGTGAACGGCTGGTCGGCGTCGGTGAATCGGCACTCCCAGTCACGCACCCAGACGTGGTGAACGCCCTGCGCCTTCGCCTTGTCGCGGGCCGACTCGACCACGGCGCGGGGGATGACCCCGGCTTCCACGGCATCCCAGCACGACAGGTGCAGGTACTGCCAGTCGGGGCCGAGGCGGCCGGACTCGACGTCACGGGCGAGCTTGTAACCCCAATGGGTCTTGCGGGTCAGGTTGCCGATGTACCGCGCCGGGGCCGATAGCGGGGCGAGCGTGGTCTGGATCGCGTCGTCCACCCCGGGCTTGTGGCGGGTGAACTCTTCGACGACCGCCGACTGCCACTCCGGCCCGTATATGCTCGACACGTTCTCGGTGGTCAGGAAGTGCCACTCGCGGCCGGCGAGGTCGCCGAGCCCCTTGATCACCGGCGAGGGGGTCTCGACGAACTTCAGGCGGCCTTGCACTTCGAGCGTGCGGAGCTGGTGGCGAGCGCGCTCATAGCTGATCTTCGCGACCGAGTACTGCTGAGCGAACCATGCGTGCTTGCCGTTCGCCTGCTTGCCGGTGGTCAGGTAGTCGCCGAGCGCCGGGCCGAGGAACTGCCCGATCTGCCATAGCGTCGCGGCCATGGTCTTCCCGGTCTTCGTCCCGCCCTCGCAGACGATGAACCGGATGTCGTCAAGGATCACGGCCTGCTTGCGGTACGGTGGCGAGTCGAAGTCGAACTCGACCTCGACGTCGCCCTTCGTTCGGCTTCGGGCAGGCTTGGCGGTGCGGGGCTTGGCCATGGTCAGCCCATGTTGAACTTGATGCGGATCTTGCGGCGGGAGTCGCCGTCGGTCTCGGTCTCGGCTTCGGCCTCGCCTTCGATGGGCTCGCGCCACCCGGCCTGCGTTTTCAGGTAGAAGGTGGCGGCGTTCATGTTGCCCGCGAGGGCCTGCGTGATCAGCGACTTAGCCACGGCGCCGATGCTCCGCGCCCGCCCGCGTGCGTAACGCTCAGAAATATCGGTGTCACGTTTCATGACCTCGGCGAAAGTGTTTCGGCACATCCCGAAGTAGTCGGCGATCTGATCTTGACTCAGCACGGCCGCGAGCGTCTCGACCTCGCGGATCTGGTCCTCGGTCAGCACCTTCGGCGGGCGGCCTGCCTTGCGCTTTTCGGGCGGGGTGTCGGTCATGGGGTTATCCTCTCGGCTTCGATGACCCATCCTGAGAACTCGCCGAACTTGAATATCTCAAACGCAGACGGGAACGCAGCTCTGAAATAGTGAATGTCTAACGGCCTCTGGCTTCCAGCGAGCGATAGCTCCTTCTGGATGATCTGCCGGAATGGAACCCCGTTCGCAACCTTGCCCGCAAGGGTAAGGCGATGGAGCATCGTTCGCGCATAGCCGGACAGTGAATCGTCGTCGAACTTGTCGAAGATGATAATGCACCCGCCCGGGCGCACCTTCTCGGCCAGCTTTTCAAGAAGCCGACTACGCGAAGAGACGGGCATGAACATCGTGACCAAAAACAGGACGCATACGTCAAACGGCTGGAAGTCGATCTGCGCGGCGTCTGCGATAACAACCCGACCCGGGCCCGAGTATAGCGCAGCCATCGGCGTCGACGACTCTATGGGGATCAGCGTTGCCTGTCGGTTTTTTAGTGTATCAGCTACCGACCGCCCGATGTTGCCCGTGCTTGCCCCGATGTCGTACATGAGGCCGCCGTCGGGGAGATAATGCCGGATGACATGCGCCACGGAGGCGGTCGCGATGTCGTACCACGGCAACTGCTCTCTGACGTGGTCGTCGAAGCCCGCCGCGACATCTGCGGTCTTGAATGTCCAGTCGGTCGGGATCTGGAAGCCATCATCGGTCATGCGAGCCTTGCCTTGTCGAGTATTTCAAGCCGAACGACATCGGCGACGGCCTTCATCATCAGCGGCGGGACCGATCTGCCGAGCCGTTCCCACTGCTGCTGGTAAGTGCCTTCAAGGGCAAAGTCGGACGGGAACGAGCATATGGAACGAAGCTCAGCGATTGAGAACCGCCGCTGCTCGGCAGGATGCGTCACGCCAGCCGAGCCGCCTACTCCCCCCATCGCGGTGATCGTCGGGCAAGCGTCGTTGAGGCTCGGCCTGCTCAGATTGAAGTATCTGTCCGATGTCTGGCCCGGGGCGAGCTTGGCCCATTCTTTGCCTATTTCATACCTAGAGATGTCAGACTCGGGCTCTATCGGGCCCGGGCATCCGGTTATTGCGTCCGATAGGGTGTAAAAGTACGGCCACGGGGCTGGGTGTTGAGGCATCAGCCCGAGGTCATTTCGCACGCCGATAAAGATCGTTCTCTGCCGCGCCTGCGGTACGCCGAGCCATTTCGCGTTCAATAGCCGACACGATACCTGATAGCCGAGCGCCTTCATGGCTTTCAAAATCTCTAAAAAGTAACCCTTGGCCGTCCCCTTGACTAGCCCGGAGACATTCTCGGCGATGAACACCTTCGGCCTGATGCCGTCGACGAGCCGGATGAACTCGAAAAACAGATCGTCCGTTCGCTGCTCCTTGTCGCTGTACTTGCTGACCTTGCCCCACTTCTTCTCCCGAGACCCCGATGTCGAGAACGAAGCGCAAGGCGGCGAACCGTCGAGGATGTCGAGTTCTCCGGGCTTCATATTCAGGATGCGCAGGACGTCGGCGGCGGTCACGTTGCGAACGTCTCGGTCGTCTAGGTGCGTATGCTGCGCGGCGTTGGCGCGATAGGACGCCCGGGCGGCCTCGACGAACTCCAGCGCATATAGCACCCGATAGCCAGCCATGCGATAGCCGAGCGATGACCCACCGCACCCGCTAAAGGTTGACGCGACGGTGTAGCCGTTCCACGGCAGGGCGGCCACATCGGCCATGCTGGGCACGACATAAGGGGGCTTGACTGTCATTCGTCGTCGCTCTGTTCAATCTTCTGCGAGTTACCGCCTGACCATCGGTAGCCGCACTTCGGGCACTCGTGCTCTATTTCGATTTCTTCGTCGAACTCCTTGAACTCTGACGGCGCCCCGCTCGGCAGGTTGTCCGGCGGGTTCAGCAACCGGTCGAGCTCGTCAGTGGCGAAGCCGAGCGACTCTAGGTTCAGCCCGTCCACGAGCAGCTCAGTCAACTCCAGCGCGAGCATGGCCTCGTCCCACCCCGAATTGAGGGCGATCCGGTTGTCCGCGAGCACATACGCTCGGCGCTGGATCTCGTTCAGGTGGCCCAGCCGGATGCACGGCACGGTGTCGAGCTTCAGCACCCGGGCGGCCATGACGCGACCGTGACCGGCGATGATGTCGTTGTCGGCCCCGATCAGGACGGGGTTCGTGAATCCGAACTCGCGGATGGACCCCGCGATCTGCGACACCTGCGCGTCGGAGTGCGTCCGGGCGTTGCGGGCGTAGGGGATCAGGGCGGCGATGGGTAAGTGTTCGATGTTCATGCTCTAACCCTATGCCAAGCGGCGGAGTGTTGCAAGGGCGGCTTGCCCTGCGGGGTCGGTGGCGGTATAGGTCGGTCAGCGAGCGGCTAGGCGTTTGAGGTCGGGCGGCTCATGCCGGGCCCATGGTTCGGCGTCGTATCCCGGGCCCATGCCTTACGCTGTCCACGTTTTAGCGTCAGGCGTGGGCCTGTGGCGTCTCGACGGCCGACCCGGTGACCACCTCGAAGGGCGACGGGCTGCCGGACTCGACAAGGGCGTCGTGGGCTTCGAGGAGGGTCGCGTGCAGGGTGAACGACCTGTCGGCGTGCCATGCGGTGACTTGCCACCGAGCGTACTTGGACCTCTCGATCACGCAATTTTCCCAAGAGCCGACGCCCGTCTCGAACCACGAGGTGGTCGCGCTGGAGTTGTAGGACTCCCAGCCGTCCCGAAGTCGGAGGCGTCGACGGTCGCGGACGTGCGGGGCGCGGGGGTACGCCCAGACGCTCGCGACGGCTCCGCGGTCGGAGTCGTTGCTTTTTGACAGTTGATCGGGATCGTGCGGCTTGCTCATGGGGTTGCTCCTGCGAGGGGTGGGGTTGTGGCGCCTTCCGCGAGTTATCTCAATGCGATGCCGAACACATGTTTCTGAGTGCCGTCGCGGGTTCCAGAGTCGACGACCTGATAGCCGCGAGCTTGAAGCTCGCGTCGCATCGCCGGTCCCGTCAGTCGGTTTTCTGGCGCGGCCGCATCGTTATAGCGGCGCGTGATCTCTGTGAGCTTGACCCGGCACTCGTGGGAAGTGCGTGCCGTGCGAGCGTCCATCCACTCGTCGATAGCTCTAGCTTTTACGATTGAAGCCTTGACGGCCGGATCCCTGAAGACGACCGGCGGCTTGACCTCCGGGGCATCGAAGGCGAACCGGCAGGCGTTGGCCAAGGCTCCGATCAAGTCGTTGTCCGCGCCTTCTTCCGAGGGGGCCTCCAGCACCTGCCGCATGAAGTAGGCGACCTCCAGCTTGCCGCTCAGGACGGACGACCTCCGGGGGCCATGGTAAACGACCACGAGGCCGTCGACCGCGATCACTCGGCTGACCTCAACATCGCCGACCACAATCGGCCAGACCCTCGCACTCACATCGAACGAGTCAGGCATGACGCACCTTGACGTTGAACACCCGGCGGCATTGCGCTAGGGGTTGTTTATCGGGCGACGGTCGACTTGCAATCGGCCGTCGCCCCCATCCTACCGGGGAGCACAGCAAACGGCAAGGGGTTTGTGCTTCCGGTGAGCCGATTGCGCCCCGCCGTCACAAGTGGGCATCTGGCAAGCCGCGAGGATCGTTGCGGAATCCCGACTTGTCGTTGATTGAGCGCAATCACGTCGACCTGCGCCCCGGCCGATCCGACCGCCCATCGAAACCGTGACTGCCCGACCCGACTTTGCCGACTTTGCCGAAGGGGCCCGAGAACTTTGCCGCATAAAGCCTAACAGTGGCGGACACTTGGCAGACTTTGCCGACTTTGCCGCTCCTGAAAGTGAGGGTCGTGATGCGCATGACGCACACCCGCGAAGGGCGCATGATGCGCACCCGTATCTGCGCGAGCGCGCGTGCGTACAAGCCCTGTTCTCAGAAACGGCAAAGTCGGCAAAGTCGGCAAAGTCTATCTATTCACTTCTCAAAACAGAAACAGATCCGGCCACTTGCGGGCTTTTCCGACTTTGCCGGGGAGGTCAAACCATCGGCAAAGTGCGGCAAAGTCCACCCCCGCCCGCAACCCCGCCAACCCCCGCCCATTCCGGCCCCCTAACGCCCAACAATGACAACCGTTGACAACCCCCCGCCCGCTCGGCTATCGTCCACGCACGACCGCTGGCCACTTCCGGCCCGCGCCTGACCCCGAGAGACGCCCATGAACCTGCTCACCGCTCGCGAAACGGCCGCGCTTTTGCGTTGCTCCGTTCGCCAACTCCACCGCCTTCAGAAGCGCGACGACTTCCCGCGCCGCTACACCATCGGCCGTTCGCTCAGGTGGGACGCCGCCGACCTTGACGCTTGGCTTCGGAACTCGGCCCGAGCAACCGACGCCCGGGCAACCGACGCCACCCAGACCGACGGGGGCGCCGCATGAACACCGCCACGCAGACAACCGACGACATGCCGGACGAGACCGCCGAAGAAACCGCCATACTCAATCGCTTCCCGCTGATCGCACCGCGCAACGAACGCATGACGGCGACCGAGGTCTGCGAGGCGTTAGGCCTTGCGACCACCGACCCGACCGTCGCGAAGCGCATGGGTATCGCCCTGACCCTGTACTTCGAGAAGACGAAGTCGCGAGGTCGAACACTGTACCACCTCCCGACCATGGTCAAACGGTCGGCGCTCGCTCCGGTTGCCGTGGCCGACGCCCCGCCGGTTGCAACACCACCCGCCCCGCTTGCCCTTGCCACCTTCGACCGCCACCTTGTCCGCCCGGCCATGGACCGGGGCGGCGTCACCCTCCGACCGTGGCAGCGTCAGTGCCTCGTCGACCAGACCGCCGCAAGCCCGACCGATGCGGGCATGGTCAGCGCGGTCATGGGCGCGGGCAAGTCCATCGTGATCGCCCTGCTGTGCGCGGCATGGCGCGGCCCGGTCGTCGTGACCACGAGCACGATCAAGCTGGTCGAGCAACTCAGCGACGAGATCCGCCGCCTGACGGGCGAGCCGGTCGGCGTGTACTACACCGGCGGCAAGTCCACGAGCCGGATCACCGTGACGTG